ACAAGTATATTAATAGCAAGTTTCTCAAAAAACATGATATTGTATTATTCGTACATGATGATGTGTATATTGATGATCTCAAGATACGTGGCAAGTTGTATGGAGCGATTGAGCGATATGATTTGATCGGTCTAGCGGGATGTCTTCAGCCAACTATCAAGGCACCGGCATTATGGCATAAGATGGCTCCACGAGAAGCACTAAGAGGTATAGTCAATCACCCAGTAGGTGATGATGTGAATGTTATACAATCCACATCATTTGGACCTACTCCGAGTAGAGTGGTGTTGATTGATGGTTTGTTCATGGCAGTAAATCTCAAGAAAGCTCTTGATGTTGGATGGAAATTCAATGAATCATTCAAGTTCCATCATTATGATATTGCAGCTAGTCTAGATGCTCATCGATTGAAGATGAAAACTGGAGTGATTCCAGTTAACGTCATACACAAGTCCAAAGGATTGAAGAATTACAACGACTCCGGTTACCAAGAGTCTCAATCCAAGTTCTTGGACATGTATAGCTAGAATATAGAGCTTGCACTTAACACGTTAATCTATATAATATAGATCATGTTGAGTAGTGAAAAACTAGACTTATTGTTCTACGAGCAGGTCATCATATACAACATTCTAACGAATGATACATATCTGGCCTCTATCATAGATAATTTACAGGATAAGTATTTTGATAACAGCGATATCAAGTCAGTTATCGGTATAATAAAGACGTTTTATGACAAGCGTGATGTCATACCGACGTTGACTGAAATCAAAGCATATCTGACTACAGATGAAACGCGAGATATGTTTCGAAGAGTTGTTGAGATAGTGAAGAACTTCGATAACTCATTCAACAAGGATGAACTATATGAGAATACAGAAAGATTTCTCAAAGAGAAGTCAGTCCTATCTACACTGATGTCAGTGGCCAAGGATTGTGAGACTGGAGACATCAACACTTCAGATATATTCAACAAGTTTGAAGAGGCGTGTAACATATCCATTCAACCAGATACTGGCTTGGATTATCTTAATGAAATAGACAGACATATAGATGATCTAACTAAACAGGATAGTACCATATCTACCGGTTGGTCGTGGTTGGATGAGAAGATTGACGGTGGTTATCTGGAGCATGGTCGCGCTATATATGTATTTGCTGGTGAAACTAATATTGGTAAGTCTATATTCTTAGGTAACACTGCTGTCAACATTGCAAAAACTGGTAAAACTGTGCTGCTAATAACATTAGAGATGTCTGAGTTTGTATACGCAAAGCGACTCAGTACCAACATCACACAGATACCCATCAATGAGTTAGCCACACAAACAGATTATCTCAAACAACAACTAGACGAATACAAGAAAACCACCGGTGGTAGGATATTAGTAAAAGAGTTCCCTCCAAGCACTATAACATGTAGCAATCTTAAAGCCTACATAAAGAAGATATCAGATAGTGGAATAGGTATAGATGCAATTGTGCTAGATTATGTGAATTTACTGACAACTAGTGATGCAGTTAACTCATATGAACGAGTGAAGTACATAACAGAGAGATTGAGATCACTGAGCTATGTATTTTCATGCCCAGTGATCACAGCCACGCAATTGAATCGAACTGGTTATAATGAAGTAAATCCTGGTCTAGAAACAGTCGGTGAGAGTTACGGTCTAGCAGCCACTGCTGACTGTATGTTTAGCATATGGCAGGAAGAGGAGGATTCAGAGCTAGGTGTGATCAAGCTGGGAATGATGAAGAACCGGTTTGGTCAGAACTTTGGATCTTGTTGCTTGGATATAGATTATGCAACGTTGACACTAACACAAGGCGTATCTAATGACGATTCTAACAACACAGGCACTCCGGAATTCATGCCGAGTATAGATGATGACAACACATCTTCGATAATGAATTATCTCTCCGATTGATATTGCAGTTGCTATGTAGCGATTTTCTCCATAAATAACTGTAACATGAAGAAGAGATATCACATATTCACTGACATTGACCTAGATGGTATTGTATCGTATATGACATGCTGTTGGAGTCTAGGTGAGTGGTGCTCATATACAGCGTGTCGTGTGAACGATCTAGACACCAAGATTAATCAATGGCTAGATAAGAACAACCCGGCTGATTATGAAGCTATATATATTCTAGACCTAGACGTATCTTCTCATGACGCGCTTCGCTTAATAGATTTGAGCAACGTTCATATATATGATCATCACTCAACACACGTTGAGAATTTAGATAAGTACGAGCATGCAAATGTTAATGTATGTGAGTTCACCAGTACATGTCGATTATTTTATGCTAACAATAAGCAATCACTCAGCAACATAACACCACAACAAGGATTGCTCATATTGATGGCTGATGATTATGATTCATATAAATTCAAGATACCCAATTCGTATCAAATCAATGTGTTGCTGTGGAGTCTGACCGGAGATCGATTTGATAAGTTTATAGAGATGTTCAAGGATGGTTTTTCCGGTTTCAACACCCAACAGAATAATATCATAAAGATGTACACCAATAAACTAGATAGAGTTAAGAGTGGATTAGATATATACAACACAACAATACCGATCAACGGATCTAATTATAACATCTGCAGCACTTTTGCGTGTGAGTGTATCAATGATGTAGCGGATCATGTATTATCTTCAACTAACTGCGATGTTGCATTAGTTGTGAATACTAAATCTAACAAAGTGTCTTTCCGACGTGGTAAGGAGTGTCTGTTAGATTTAGGTAAGTTCAGTAAATCTATATGTGATGAAGCTGGAGGTCATGCATACGCTGCTGGTGGTATGATATGTGAGAAGTTCTTAAACTTTGCTAAGATATTCAAACCTATAAGTTGATTATGTCTGAAAATTACTTCGAAAAATTAAAATGCTCAGATCCATCTCATCGTGTGATCAGCAGTGAATTCAACCACTCATTCCTGTCGATTTGCACGTTAATTTGTCAATTGAGTAACAAGAAGTTAAATCTAGCTAAAATATTCATAACTCTACTAAAAGATCCAACCATCAGATCAATGTTCATGAGCATGACTGCAATCGATACGGAGTTTGATCTGTTGCGTAAATTCTTAGAGTATGATCAAACTCTACATAAATCAAAATACATTAAAAGTTATATAACATCATGTCGAAAACCACTGAAGTAACAGATACAGAGAAACGCATATACAATAAGTACCTTGCGATTAGTCGATCATCAGTCAACAAACCATTTAAACTCCGAAAAGATTTTACTAAGTTTGAGGAAGATAAAAACTATATACACGTACACAAGTTATCGTATTTTTTCAAAAAATACCCACATGTGGATCAAGATGACTTCTTCAAAGCACCCTACGACATATACACAGACACAAACACTGTATTTGACTTAAAGTTTTACACATCACAACGCGCTCTGAAAGTGTACACAATGTATATACAAAAAAGAAGAGTACAACACCCAGATACAGATGATCAGTTATTTTCCATAAAGAAATCTTTAGAATATATACTCACTTTCTGTACTAAGAATAAAATTAGTGTATCTGAATACACCGATCATGCGACTGGAGATATACCCACATACATTAAGCACATAAAGCATGGCAACGTCAATGTATACACAATGTTTGGTTTCGCTAACTTCGAGTCTACGCTGAAAAGTGTACCTGTCGATATCTTAAAATTTACACTCGGTGATATATATCAAAATATACCGAGATTGAGAACTAATTTTCAATCATCAAAACTAGCAAAGGTTTTCATCTCTGCCGGTATCAACAAAATCACCACCGCAATTAAAATATAGTTGCAATCAACACCAACACCAGTATAATATATGTTATGAGTATGTTCAATAATTCAATGTTTGACTCGATCAAAGACGCTTTAAATAAGCAAACCACAGGAAGTCGTTCCGGTATTTCAGATATAATAAGATGTGAGAAGGGTAATAGTTATACACTTCGTCTACTTCCTAATATCGAGGACCCGTCCAAGACTTTCTTTCACTACTTCGTTCATGGATGGGAGTCATTAGCAACTGGTCAATATATCAGTTTCGTGAGCCCTCAGACATTCGACGAACGTGATCCTATCGCGGAGTATAGATATAAAGTATACCGTACTGGTGATGCAGCAGATAAAGAGAAGTCTAGAGCGATCATCCGAAGTGAGAAGTGGTTGGTTAACGCATATGTTGTGGATGATCCATCCACTCCAGACAATATTGGCAAAGTCAAGGTGTTGAGATTTGGAAAACAGCTTCACAAGATTATTATGGACGCTATTTCCGGAGAAGACAAGGATCAATTTGGTTCTAAGATATTCGATCTATCTGACGCTGGTTGTAATCTGAGAGTACGTTGTGACGACCAAGGTGGTTTTCCAACTTATGTGGCTAGTAAATTTCTGATGCCATCTGCTATTCCTGGTATTGATGCAGATAGTGTGTATTCATCTACCACCGCGCTGGATCAGGTGTTTAGTATCAAGAGTTATGATGAACTACAAGCATCATTAAATGAACATTATCACTGTTTACCACCTGGTACGGTAACTGAATCATCTAGTGTTGAATCAACACCAAGTGTAGTATCTGCTCCTGTAGAGAGTGTGTCTCCTGCAACTAAACCAATTGCAACAGACGTGGTGAAGCCATCAGCCCCAGCTGAGGATGCAACCGCAACTCCAGCAGATGATTTAGACGATGATAAGATAAAGATGTTACTCCAAGGTCTTGATGGATGATGTAGATCAGATCGCACCCACTCCGGAGTTGATAGTCAATCCGGATTTGATCGAGATG